GGATATGGTAAAGCAATATATGTAAGAAATTTAGACAATGCAAGCACATTAGAAGTGTATGGAGGGGCTTCTTCAGATAACGATGTACTTGGAGTATTAAAACCAGGTGAATTTATGTTTACTGTTTTACGTGATACAGATACAGTTACTGCAAGAGGAACAAGTAATGCGGTTACTGCAGAATATTTTGCTGTAGAAATAGACGCAAACGCTTAATAAATAATATAAAAAATATAATAAAATGGCAACAAACACATTTACAGTAACAGCATCAGGAACTTTTAGTTTAGTAGACGCAGATGGGGTCACGGTATTTTCATTCTCACCTTCATTTACTACTGCTGCAGAAGTAACTGATTCAAATCATATGCATACAGGAGAAATATTAGCTGGTACTTCAGCAACTGCAATTAATGCTGCAACTAATCATAAAGATTGTATATATACATTTGTGAAAAATGTAGATGCTGATTATGTTGTAACAGTACAAGCAGATGGTGATGATATTGCAGATTTAGCTCCTGGTCATTGTTTCTTTTCCCCAGTGCATATAGATGGCGCTGGTGATGCTTCAAATGATTTAGCTTTAGATGCTGCTACATCTGCACAAAAATGTCAATATTTAATTTGTGATGGAGTAAACACTGGCATCAATACTGACGACTAGTAAGTAAAACATATAATATGAAACTTAAGGTTTTAAGATTTAGTAGCCAGGAGGATTCAACTTCTGGCTTACTTTTTTTAGAAAAAGAATCTAGATTAGAGTTTTTATGTTATACATTAGAAGATGAATATAGGGATTCTAAAGTAAGAGGAGAAACTAGAGTTCCTGCTGGAGTATATAAAATACAACTAAGACAGGAGGGTGGCTTTCATCAAAGATATAGCAGAAAATATGGTAGTATGCATAAAGGAATGCTACATGTCACTGATGTACCAGGTTTTGAATATATTCTCATACATACTGGTAATACTGATGAGCATACTGCTGGATGTCTTCTTGTTGGTGACTCGCAAGAAAATAATGCGATCATCAAAGATGGTTTCGTTGGTAAATCCACTAATGCGTATAAGAGAATATATCCATATATTGCTGAAGCGATACAAAGAGAAGGAGTAATTATAGAGTATATTGATCTTGACACAAAACAATAATGTTTCAAAAATGGCTGAATAAAATAAGACTAAAAGGTCTACCTACTAAAACAGATAATAATGTTCTTGTAGTAGATAATAATGGTGATATAGGTATAAATACTGGATTTGATGCAAGCGCAGATATAACAGGGGTTACTATAGAAACAGATTCTGGATCTGGTAGTAAAGCATCTGATACAGGAGGTAGTGCTGATTTTAGATTACAAGGAGGTGAAGGAATAGATGTTACTAATAGTACTACAACCATAACAGTTGCTGCTGAATTAGCAACAACAAGCAATAAAGGTGTAGCTAGTTTTGATAGTAATGACTTTGCTGTAGATAGTGGAGCTGTAAGTTTAAATCAAACATATATAAAAATATTACCAATTGATTTTATGGCAGATGAAGGCGGTGGAGCAAATAAATCAGCTCAATATGATGATTCAGATGCTGGTGGCGGAACAGTTGATATAGGTGTTAGTGTAGGATCTACATCTGCATCTCTTTTTGCTTTTGTATTTATACCTGTTGGTAAAACAGCTACACATGTAACTATTTATGGTAGTAATACTGGTAATGCTATTACAGTATATGAATCAAATATAGCAACAGGAACTCTTACTTCAAAAGGAACTGGTAGTACAGATCCTGGAGATGATAGTAATATAATAGACATAACAGATGTTGCTGGTAGTGCAACGAATTATTTAGTTATCAAATCTGCAATAGCAGCTACAACTAATACTATTTGGGGAGGTAAAGTAACCTTATCGTAGTTAATTTTATTAAATTTGCATTATGCCATTAATTAAAGACAAATATAGAGCTAAAGGAACCAATACAAGATCTAAATTTATTACTCGTGAAAAAAATAAAGCCGTTTCTACAAAAGATGAATATAGTAATCGTAGATCTACATTTCAAAAACAAGAATTAGAATCTCTAAAATATAAAGAAATTGATCCAACAGGATATGCTTCTGAAAAAAAATCTCAAGGAATAGAAATCCCAGAAGGATTAATATCAGGTGTTAAACTAAATACACCTAATTCTCCAATTAATATATTAACTTTAAATCAAGGAGAAAGTTTAAAAGATATTATTATAAGTCATTATGCTGCTAGTGGTTCATCAGTTGTTATAAGTTTACATTGGAGCATAACACCTATAAATAATTTAACTTTTACAACGGCAGATGGGGTAATAAGCGCGACAGCAGGGGGAACAATATATAGATTATTGACAGATACATTTGTTGTCAATAGCACATTATCTTTAAATAGTAATAATATGTTTGATTCTATTAATAATATAAATAAAACTATATATTTTTATGCTGTTGCAAGCGCGAGGGGCCCAGAAATCACAATTTTAAAATGCTAAAACCTCAACCCTCAAAAGACTATAAAGTCCCTATATGGCTTAGTAATTGGACTTTTAAAGACAAGAGAGGTAAAGTTTATACAATAGAATCACAGGTGGTAAAAGGATATAATAAAGGAGTTATATTTACAAATCAAAGTATTGTTAATAAAGTTGTTAAAAAAATTATTGGTACACGAAAAAAGCATACGCTTGTTCCAGTAAATTTAACACTCGTAAGCCAACATGGTTACGGAGTAGAAGATTAATTAACAATAAATATATGTCACTTAATGATCAAATTAGAGAATATCTCTTAAAAAACCCTCACTTAATGCGTAGTAAATACGCAGACACAGCCAAGAAATTTGGAACTAATTATGAGCAAATTAGAACAGTAGCTCGTAGACTAAGAAAAGATAATCCTGACATGGAAACTAAAGAAAAAGAAGTTCTTAATTTTCAGGAGTCTAAAAATACTGCTGTCGTTACTGCAGAAAATTGTATAAGAGTAAAATCGTTAGATGATTTATTAGCTGCATGTGAAGTTGATTTAGATATGTGGGATGTAGAAAAATATGATATAGGAACTTATGAAGTTACAGGTTTTGATAATGATCGTAATCCTATTACAGTTACAATGTTTAGAACAAAAGCATGGTTAAAGAAAATTAAATCAGAACTTAATTTAAAAAAGATAAAAGAGGAACTTATAGAAGATTTACGCAACCTATCTCCTAATGTTGCAAAAATTGATAGAGAAAGACCTGATGATAGAAAAGAATTACATCTATTAGAAATATCAGCCTTTGATTTACATTTAGGTAAAATTGGTATAAAAGGTGATGAATATAGTTTAAAGATAGCTGAAGAACGTCTTTTAAGCGCCATAGAGCACTTATTATATAAGTCTCAGGGGTACTATATAGATAAGATACTTTTTATCGTAGGGCACGATTTATTAAATTCTGATAAAGATTGGCCTGTTCCTTCTACTACAAGAGGAACCCCTCAATTTAATTCAGACTACCATATAGATATGTATAGATCAGCAAGAAAGCTTATGATAAAAGCTATAGATATATTGTCTGAAGTTGCAGATGTTCATGTTATGGTAATTCCTGGTAATCACGATAGAGAATCTGTTATGCATTTAGGAGATACTCTTGAATTATATTATAGTAATAATAATAATGTTAAGGTAGATAATAGCGACTGTTTAATGAAAGCTTTAGCTTATGGTAATAACCTTATTATATCTGATCATGGAGATGGTCCTAAAACAAACGATCTTCCTGGTATAATATCACAAAGATTTAAAAACTTATGGAGTGATGTGGATTATGTAGAAGTTCATAGAGGGCATTACCATACTAATAAAGCTACTAAATTACAAGCCATAGAAGAATTAAATGGAATAACTGTTAGAAATTTATCTTCTATGTCAGCTACTGATTACTGGCATGACTCTAAAGGATTTATTGGTAATATAAAGAAAGCACAAGCCTTTATATATAGTAGACAAAATGGCTTACAGGGTATTTTAAATTATAATGTATTTGTAAATAAAAATTATAAAAAATGACAAAACAAGATGAGATTAGAAAGTGGAAAAAATATAAACGCAGATTAGAAAAATGGATTAAAAAAGTAGGGACTCATATTTCTAAACTTGAAAGAGAAGCAAATGAAAGATAATGAAACAAAAAAACCCAAACCAATAAACCTTACAAAGGTTAAGCCACCAACTATGTTTGAAATGTTAAGAACTTTTAGTTCTGAACTAAGCACTTATATTAAAAATGGATCTCCTAATGTTTCTGAAGAAAACTATACTAACAGATTAAAAGCTTGTCAATCTTGTGAGAATTTAAATAAGAAGCTAATGAGATGTATGCTGTGTGGATGTCTTATTCAACATAAAGCCAAATGGAAAACAACAACTTGTCCCGATAAACCACAAAGATGGGCCAAAGAAGATATAAAGATTAAGAAGTAACCCCTAATCTTTTTGATTTATCTTCTTCCAAAATTTTAATTAAAGCATTTCTATTATGTAAAGGTCTAGCATTTTTACCTTTATGTAAATTCATAGCGTAATACTCAGATGGCTTATAAACTAATTTTACCTCTTTAATTAGTCCATTTTTATTATATTTAACAATCCATCTATTATCAGCATCTTGTTCTGATCTTTTAATGTGATTTAAATAACTCATAGTTTTTTAATTTTATTTGTTTGTATTAAATGTTTTATATATTCATATTCTTTTAGTGCATTATGCCTGCCTAATCCTTGAGATGCTATTACATCAGATTTGTCTTGACTTTTTATAAATTTATTACCATACCAATGACCTCCTTTAAATCCATCAAAACCACAAATGGTAATATCTTTATAGTTTGATAATGCATAGAATATAGTTATCATACCTGATGTTGGCACCCCTACATTATTGTTAAATTTAAGTAAAGTTTCTTTACAATTATCTAAAACTTGATTGGTACAAAATTCTAAATTAGTTAATTTCTTTTTATTATCATTATAATACTCTTCATTAAAGGTAATAGCTTTATCATACATATTGGTTCCAAATAGATTAAATAATCCTATATGAGAACAAGACCATATAGTAGTTTTCTCACCTATAATATCTTTATACTCTCCAGTTAAACATTCAGGCCTTCCTCCAGAATTAATTCTACACACAATATCAAACTGATCTATTTCTTTACCTAATTTTCTTTTGTTAAGCTCCCCAGAAGACCCTACAATTATTATATTCAAAATTTAAATTTTTTATGAATATTTCCAGTTATTAAACAAAGATATTTATTTTTTGTAGTAAATATTCTTCTTCTACAATTTTTATTATGAAATCCTAATTTATGTAATATATATTTAATATGCTTCATAATCATTATCATTATATTTATCTTTCCATTTATCTAATTCTTCAAAGTAAAGATCTCTAAATTTATCAGCTTCTTTTTGAAGCCCTTTATTTTCTTTCATATTAATATATAGAGTAAAAATAGATCCTACTATAAGTCCTATTAATAAACTAAGACCTATAACTGTTAAAAATAAAAATCCTTCACTATTCATACCAAATTCCATAAACTTGTACATTATTATGAGTTGTACACATTAATACTTTCTTTTTTATTACTGGTCCTTCTTTCTTTTCCTTTGACCAATATTTTGGATTCTTGCTGTTGAGCTTCTTTTTTTTTGGCATACTCTTCCATGTTTTTAATTAATTTTCTATTTTGTCTCCCCATCTATTTCTAATTTTTCTAATTCAAATTCTAAATGAGCTATCGCTTTTTTAATACAATCTATAGGAGTATTATGTTTACGATTTGCACGTAAAAGATACGTGACTGCTGTTCCTATATTATAGGTTAATTCAAAATCTTCTACTACTTTACGCGCTTCGTATTTATGATATTTACCTATATAATATGATGGTATTCTTTTATCTCCAGTAGTGTCCGAAACGTATCCATTTCTACCTACTTCCCAATAGTACTCATTATGCTTTTTCATTAGTCTAATTTAGTTTTAAAGTGATCAATTATTTTATTCATTTGCCTTTTATAGAATAAATCAAAATCTACATATTCCATTTCACCTGAATCTCCATTCATAGTTTTAGGTTGTGTCTTCTCCCATAACTTATAAAGAACTCCTCTCATTCTTTGGCTAGGAGTTTTCTCACTAAACTCTGTGTTAGTTGTTGCTTTTTCAACTGCATCTATCTGATCTTGATTGATAGCGCTAGTTGATATTAATACATAACCAGGTTGTTTAATTAGGTTAAATACATTTACCATAGTTTCTCTTGAGAGTTCTGGTGTGCCTACAAAGATACGTAAACTTCCGTCTGCTAATGTGCTAACCTTATCAATACCTCCTTCAAATACTACTGAATTTTTCATATTTATTTTTGTTTTTTTAATTGCTTATTAATGTCTTCTGCTGTTTTATCATAAACTATCAAATAGAAAGGATCTGATTTTATAATTTTATTATCTTCAAATGTTCCTTTTGATCCATAAAGACAATTTTTAATAGTAAAATTTTCTGTTATAGCATGTATTACTTTTTTAGTTCTATTGTATACATTTTTAGCATTATCTCCAAATCTTTTTGCAGAAATAACATAAGCTATTTTTACTCTTTTTTTATTTTTAATAGTTTGATAAACAGAAATATAATCATTATCTTTTTTTAATATTTCTTCAGCTTTTTCCCATTCTTTTAATATTTCAAAATAATGCTGTTTAGTTAATATATCTAAAGATGGAAGTATAGAAATTCCTCTTAAATATATAGCGTCTACAT